CAGTGCATGTCATAATATTGGAATTGGTTGTCAGGCATTACATGGTGCTGGATCTGGTTCAACTGGAAAATGTAATATTGCCATAGGTTTGTGTGCATTATCTAATACTTGCTCTGGTAGCAGAAACATTGCGATAGGTGAGAAATCAATGTTATGCTCAAGATGCAGCAGTTTTAATATTGCGATAGGTGTATGTGCTGGTCGTGGAAGTCATACCTGTAGTGATGGTGGAACAGGAGGTCAAAATATATGGTTAGGTCGTTATGCTGGAGATCAATTTACAACTGGAAGATATAACACAGTCATCGGTGATTTAGCTGGTAGACACATTACTACTGGTTGTCATAACGTATTCATTGGTAAAAACTCAGGACAGAATCATTCAACAGGGATAATGAATGTTATCATTGGTAGTAATGCATTCTTCGGAATCAATGAGGGCACCAACACTGGTGGTTGCAATACCATTATTGGACAACAGTCTGGAGAATGTATGACGACTGGTGATGGAAATACCTTCTTGGGACAACGGGTAGGTAATAAGGTTTCCACTGGAAGTTGTAACATTGCGATAGGTCATAAAATTTGTCTACCATCTGCTGTTGCAGATAAGCAACTTGCTGTTGGTATTAATACAGGAAGATGGATATCAGGTAATCCATCATTTAATGTTGGAGTTGGAACAGATGTTGGTGTTGGAACAACAGCAAGAGCAAGACTTTATGTTGAGGGTTCAGTTCATGCATCTCGTTTCTACCAGAACCCTACACAACTTTTATCAAATACAACGTTCCCTGAAGAGGGCGGCACAGCAAATGGTGGTGTATTTGGTCCTTATACACTTGCGACTGGGGTTACCCTCACCATTAGTTCTGGATCAACCTTTACCATACTGTAATAAATAAAGCATATGTATAAATTATGAAATACTCAGCAAAACACGCAATCAGCAAGTTAAAACCAGAAGCAGAGTGGGTTCTTTATGGAAATGATTACTCTGGTCTTAATTGGTTGGATAGTAGTCAAACAAAACCTACAGAATCTGAAGTAAGTGCTAAAATTATCGAATTAAATAATGCAGAACCAATGAGATTATTGCGTTTAGAAAGAGATATTTTACTTCAGGAGACTGATTGGGTCGTAACAAAAGCTGCAGAGACAGGAGTTGCTGAAACTGATGCTTGGAAAACATATCGACAGGCACTTCGTGATATCACTTCGGGTGCATCACCAAAGTTGGATTCACTATATAATTTAGATATGTCATCTGTAACCTGGCCAACCAAACCATCATAGTATTATGTCACAACTCAAAGTAAATTCAATAATTCCAGTCGGAGGTATACCGACATCAGGAGGTAACGTGTATGGTGGTGGAATTATTCAAATCGTGCAAAACGAAACTGAAACGCAAGCCGTTATAAACTCCACTTCTTTTGCAGACATTGGATTGAGTGCTACGATTACCCCAACTTCTTCTTCAAGTAAAATTTTAGTAGTATATGATATACAAGTAAGGATTTTTATTGCGACAACTGATAATTCCGCTGCGATTCTTATTATGAGAGATTCAACTCCAATATTTGCACCATCACAAGATTATCAACTTGGATATAATGCAAGAGCTGTTTATAATAGTACATCAGGCACAAGTTATTTGGTTTCTCGTGCTGTTCTTGATTCTCCCAATACAACTTCTCCGATAACATATAAAATACAAGGTAAAATGAGAAATACAGGTAGTGGAAATCAAGTAGATTTCCAAGATGATGGTGCTTATTATTCATTTCTTACGTTATTGGAGGTATCAGCATGAGCACATTAGCAGTCGGTACAATTAAAAGTGTTTCTTCCGCAGCACCAGTATTTCAGAATACAAGTGGGACAGAAAAAGGACAGCTTGCAAAAGCATGGGTAAACTTTAATGGAACTGGAACATTAGCCATTAGAGATAGTTTCAATGTCAGTAGCGTTACGGATGTTGGAACTGGTCAGTATGGTGTGAATATGCAAACTGCAATGGCAAATGCAAATTACTCAGTTAGTGTAAGTGATGCACACGATCAGTTAGCATATTATTTAATGGCTGGAGTTAGAGTTAGAAGTGATGTAACAATCACAACCACTTACTTCCAATTTGAATATTTAACATTTACTGATGGAAATTTCACTGACAGTGAAGAATGTAATGCTATTGTTTTTGGAGACTGATTATGTCAACAGTCAAAGTAAACAAAATACAAGACAGAACTACTTCTTTTAGTTCAACGACCGCGCAGTTATTCTCAGGACGAGTTAAAGTTTGGTGGAATTATGCTCAACGAACAGGACCGGCAATCACGAACAGTTACAACGTTACATCTGTAACTGATAATGCGACTGGTCAATACATAGTAAATTTTAGTGTGACTTTAGATAAACCAGCCGGTGCAGTTTCAACTTCTTATGATGCTAATGCATTTAATAATTCATATTCAGACAATGCTAATTTATATGCAACCAATACTACAGCACAAGTAATGACACCTAATATTGGTGTCGGTGGTGCTGCTTTTGGAAATCTGCATGATTGTGATTTTAACTATGGTGTAATTGTAGATTAAAAATGTCAATACTTAAAGTCAGCACACTTCAGAGCACAAGTGGTATTTCAACCTCAACCCCTGAACAATTGTCAAAGGGAAGAGCAAAAGTTTGGTGGAATTATGCTCAACGATCTGGTCCATCTATGTCGAACTTAGGAATTGAAAACAGTTTTAATGTATCATCCATAACTGATGAGGCAACTGGACAGTATACTGTACACTTCAGTATTACTTGTATAAATCCTTGTGGTGCGACTTCGGCTTCTTATAATGCCGATGCCTTTGATAGTCAATATTCAGATGTGACTAACTTATATGCAACAAATACATATGCTGAAGTCGAAACTATGAATATGAGTGCTGCTTCTGCTCCTACTGGTTCAGCTGCTTTACATGATTGTGATTTCAATTATGGATTTATTTTAGATTCAAACTGATATGTCAACACTTAAAGCCAATGCAATTCAAAATATAGATAATACACACCCATCAACTCCGAAGCAATTAGTTTATGGGAGAGTAAAAGTTTGGTGGAACTATGCTCAAAGGACAGGTCCAGCAATCTCAAAAAGTTATAATGTCACATCTATAACTGATAATGCAACTGGTCAATACACTGTAAATTTTAGTGTGACTTTACATAAACCTTGTGGTGCTTCTGATGCTTCTTACAATACTGATGCTTTTGATGGTTCATATTCAGATACCTGTAACATGTATATAACAAGCACCACAGCACAGGTAGAGACTTCCAACAATACTGTTGCAAACCCCTCCACCGGTTCTGGTGCATTACATGATTGTGATTTTAATTATGGTCTTGTATATGATGCCTCAGAAGTTTAGATATAAATAAAAAAAAACAATAAAAAAATCATGGCTAATTCAGATAAAAGAATTATCTATACTAAAGATGACGGTTCAATTGCAATCATCACACCAGCAGATAATTGTGATTTGACAGTTGAACAAATACAGGCAAAAGATGTTCCATCAGGAAAAACATCATACATAGTAGATAAATCAGTGGTTCCTACTGATCGAAGTTTTAGGAACGCTTGGACTTACACGGAGTAAAATTATGGGATTTGGAGTAGACATGGCGAAAGCCAAAGAAATTCACAAAACAAATATTAGAAATGCAAGATCACCAAAACTTGCAGAACTTGACGTTGAATTTCAAAAAGCACTTGAGACAGGTGCAAGCACAACGGATATTGTCGCTAAGAAAAATGCATTGAGGGATGCTCCCGCAGCATCAGGAATTTCAACTGCAACTACAACAGATGAACTCAAAGCACAGTGGGATACAAGTATCTTAGGAACAAGTCCATATTCATAGATTGACATTTAGTCAAACCTAATATATAATAAACATATAAGAATGATTTGAATGACAAAGAAATATTATTTTATGTCAGGTCTTCCCCGTTCGGGAAGTACTTTACTATCAACTTTACTTAATCAAAATCCTGAAATTTATTCAGGACCATCAAGTCCTGTGCTTGGTGTAATGGTTGGTGCTC